AAGATACTCGAAGAAGGTATGGAGCAAGCCCCAGCTACAGAAACAGTGGAAGTCCCCGGAGAGTTCCGCAAAGAATTTACGGATGACCCTGAACGGTCGTTAAGAGAAATCGCTGGTATTTCTACTATAGGCGTATCGCCACTATTTAGGGACAAGTCACCTATCCACGATTGTATAGACAAGTCTATGAGGCACCCATTCACCCGCGAAGTTATAACAATTTCGGTAATGTCTGATGTAGAGCTCACAGACTATTTACTAACCGAAGTTATATTCAATATAGAGGGTGGGAGTTACGTTCCGAAAATAAATCCAGAGGCTGCTCGCGCAGTCCATCTAGATTTATCGTTGAAAGATGACGCTACTGGTGTAGCAATGGGGCACATTTCTGGTATGAGGCAGGTCAAGAAGATGCGTTTAGACGGGACGTATTTTATGGATACAGAACCTTTAATAGTTATTGATTTTATGTTGTGTATAAAAAGTTCCAGTGGTTCGCAGGTGGACTACGGAAAAATCCGAACATTAATCCAGTCACTGGCTGACTATGGGTATCCTATCCAAGTCGTTACAGCTGACCGTTATCAATCAGCTGATACATTAAACATGTTTGAAAAATTGGGGTGGTCTGTGAAGTACCAATCAGTGGATGTATCTTCCGAGCCTTATTTGTATGTAAAGCAAGCATGTATCGACCAACGGCTTAGTTACTATGAGTATCCAGTGTTTATAAAGGAGATGAGTAACTTGGAATTCGATATAGATAAAAATAAAGTCGACCATCCTATGGGTGGTTGCTGGGTAGCCGATACGAAAGTTAATGTAGTTGGTGTCGGCGAAGTTACAATGCTTGACTTATATGAAAACTATCAAGACAAGGAATTCGAAGTTTACAGTGTGTGCAATCGAAATATACTCAAAACTACCGCTAAAAACCCAAGACTGATAAAAACCGACGCTAATATTGTAGAAGTTACGCTGTCCAACGGGTGTGTAGAAAAATGTACACCAAGCCATTTATGGTTAACCAGTGATGGTGTTTATGTTAGGGCTGATAAACTTAATTGTGGTGATGTCTTAATGTCATTTTTCTCTAAGGAATTGGTTGTTCCTGGGTATAGTAATTGTTTAGCTTTTAGCTATCAAGACGGCTTTTATAAACCTGCTTATAAGTTTGATTTAAATAACAATTGCTTGGTTCACCAAAAATCACTATTTCCGCTGGAAGCTAACGGGGATTCTATGCCTTATGATAAAATATTAGCTACAGGTCATACTGTTGTGTCAGTGAAGAAGGCGGGCAAAGCTAATGTTTACGATATACATGTTCCGATTTTAGAAAATTATGCGTTGTCGTCGGGCGTATTTGTGCACAACTCAAAGGACGTATCAGACGCAGTCACAGGCGTTGTTTACACGTTAATGAGTATGAAAAATACTATTATGAAAAAAGCACAGGTATCGGTGTCTACGCTGTATGCAGGCGACGATGATGGTAAAGCCACAGTTCGAGAAGGTGCTTTGGAAAATGCTTATATACGTGACCCAGGTAGTGTTATTATACGTGGTGATGTAAAAATAAACATGGATGTTTTAGCTGACGAGGTCATTAAACGGTTGGAACAGTTAAAACAATAGTGTAGTTTTTCAGCTAATTTGCTAAAATTAAGGTTAAAAGAGGATAAATTATGTCGCTATACGGAAAAAAAGTTAAATTAATGGCGTTGTTCGGACTGGACGCTCATGTAGACTCTGGTCAGCAATTCGAGTATGCAGATTCTGAAAAGCAAGAAGATTTCGCTGCTGGTAGATTACGCTCAGATATCTTGCAAATGATGTTGCGGATGCCCAAACGCCGTGTAGATAGATATGCTTTGTTGCGTGACTTAGACGAGGGTTTAGCTGCTTCTATCCTGAATTTATATGCAGAAGAGGCTTCACAGGGAATCCGCGGGTCCGCTCATGGTGAACAGATTAGAGTTGCGTGCAAGGGTAATGAAAATATAGCCAATGACGGTAACAGACTACTGCGTAGGTTAGGGCTGACAAATAACGCTAAAAATTTCATGCGTAATATCGCTAAATTCGGTGATATGTTTTACAGGCTGTATCTTAAAGGCGATAAGGGTGTCGAGCACGCTGTTATAATGGATAGACCAGAAGACATAAGTTGCGTAACAGATAAATTTCGTAGAGTTACGGGTTATAAACAACAAAATGAAGTGTATGTGCACCCAGAGGATACTGTTGATGCTGATAAAACTGTATCGGACCCGTGGGACTATATACATTTTGTTAACGACACTCTGTTAGAAATTTTACCCTACGGCGCATCGTATCTGCACGATTCCTACAGGTCGTTACGCCAAATAATCATGTCCGAAGATTCCATACTATTATACAGATTGTTAAAACATCCCGACAGATTTCTGCATACAATAGACACAGGAACCGCCGATGTTATCGACCAAAATCGAATAGTTAATCAGTGGGTAAACAACTTAAAGCGTCGCCAACACCACAATCCATCGGCTAGACTTTTCGAATACCGTAATAACCCAATGACACCAACTGAGGACATATATTTCGGAAAATCTACTGGTTCGGAAACGTCTATCCAACAGCTACAAGGTTCCAATAACGCAATGGATATCCATGACTTAGAGTATTGGATTAACAAGTTTTTCAGTGAGGTCAGGGTACCAAAAGCGTTTATGGGGTTCGAAGGTGACATAAATAAAGCTGGGACTTTAACATCACAATCTATCCGATTTGCTAGAGCCGTTGCTTCGCTTCAACAAGTATTTAAAAGAGGTATAAGGCATTTACTGCAAATACACTTTAGAGTAATGGATGATGATGATGATAAAACACATGACTGGCAGGTTGAGGGGTGTGACTTCGAGTTAGAGATGGCTTATACATCAGGTTTAGCTGAGTTGGATTGGTTGAGTTTGCTTGTCCAGCGGTCTGAATATGCAGATAAGCTGATGCCGTATCTTGCTAGTCCTTACGTTAATAAGTATGAATTGTTAAAATATATTTTTTCGTCTATTATTGGTCTGTCTGACAAAGAAGTCGACCTTATCTTAAGGAAAACTCCTCAACTAGAAGCTACCGAAGCAATGATAGCACGCTTACCGCATTTACAGAATCTTAGAAAATTACACGGTAAAGGCAACATGCGTAGTGAAAAAGACATCGCGGTAGAACTTACAAACGGTGTTCCTTTAGACAAAGTTATGAAGGAAATCGCGTGGTATTTAGATGCAGCAATCGACTTAAACAACCAAGCTAATACACCGCTTACTCCCTTCGACGTCGGTGACCAGGGTTTGCCGTCCAAAAAGTTGGTAATTGCGAAGGGTTAACCGTTATGTCATAGTCAGGGTGTCCAAAGATTAAATACATCAACGTATCAATATCTTTCTTCTCAGTTATCCGATTAATTATATCTTTCTTTTCTTGGGTTTTAAATTTCTCTGTTCGATGAGTGTCTACATCTGCTACAACACATCTATCTATCTGACGAGCAAGTTGGCGTAGTAGTCTAACCTTAGCTATGATTTTCTTGTCATTAGCATGGCTACGGGCGGGATATATAGAAAAAGCATTCGGTATAACAGCGGTTTTTCCGTGGTGTAATCTTTTAGTAATAACCTCGCTTAGCTTAAGCAGGAAAGCGTATGCGTCTGTTGTAGAAATTTTCAACTCATTAGCTATATCCATAGCTGTGTCCAGCGAGACTATATTTTCATATGTTCCTTTTATTTGCAAGTCTTTTAGCAAGCTAGCTATTTCAGGGGATGCAACCAGTGTTCCGCGTCTAATCCCAGCTTTAGCTTTTCCTAAGTTTATCGGCGACACGACGTGCTCGGGTTGATTGTCCATTAATAATTTTCCTTTCAGCCTTATATATAGCGGGGTTAGCCAGTGATGCCCTGTATTCCATTTTCCGTGATATACAATGAGGACATACATTACACCCGACGCCCCACGGGAATTGTTGGTTAGGATTTTCGTAACATGATGTAGTTAAAGGTATGACCTCATCTAAGTCGTTAGTTACCAACCAATTGAAAATTTCTTTTTTTGTCCAAGAACTAATTGGGGATACGATGTTTATTGTGTCGGTGTCGGGAACGCCGAGGTTTAGTGCGTATAAAAGGCTGTTTATGAATGAAGCTGACGCGTCTGGGTAACATACAGCAGGGTCGTCTGATGTTGTTCCAAGTCCAGTGATGATAGTTCGTGATTCAGTTCTGGTAAGCACATAGTTAGCAGCGGTGGCTAAGAATATCGCGTTTCTAAACGGGTAAAATGGTGAGTCGCCTATTCTAAGAATATCCATGTCCAGCAAAATAATTTCGAGTGTCATACCTAAAATGTTTGCGAGCTTTTCTGCTATTTCAGTTTCTTCCGGCGGTTGTCCATAATCGAAAATTATAGCCATCCCATGTTTGCCACTTTCTTTATACAAGTGTGTGGCGACAAAACTGTCCATTCCTGACAGTAGTGAAATAAATTGGTAATCTTTGTGCATAAATTCCCTTCTATATATATTGTCAACAATATAATGCTCATAATTGTATTGACAGTCAAGTTATAAAATGGTAAAAAAATAACTTATTGTTATTTTTTCTTAAAAATGTTGACATTTTCGAAAATAAGGTGACATATTCTATATTATCCTGCTTCCACTGAGAGTTTTTCACCACCTGCGTTAGCGTCTTTATATTTTACTGACCGCTACCTTTTCACTGCGTATCCGTTTATGGTAAAAAAACGTCCTGTTGCTTTAATAAATTATGTCCAGCAACTATTTCCTAAAAAATCTATGATGATTGACAGCGGTGTATATAGTTTAATGCACTTAGGAAAATTAATGACCGCTGATGAGCTAGAAAAATATACACGTCGATATGTTAAAATGATTCTGCACACAGGATTAACGTGTCCAGCGGTCGAGGTTGATTCTCAGTATATTGAAAAAACTCCAGGAACATATAAGCGACTTCGTAAAATTTATGACGAATATAAGGTGTCCAGCCAGATAATCTACGTATGGCACTACTCCGAAGGGCTGGATGCTTTATTTGAGTTAATGGAAAAACACAAAAGAATTGCATTATCCCCAAAAGAATTGTTATTCACGCTACGAATGCTGGATGAAGGTAAACAGTATAAAGAACAGGCTAAGGCGTTATTCAGTAAAATATTACAAAAATCTAACGGACATCATGTTCACCTATTAGGAACGATGGTTGATTGGATGTCTTATTTACCGCACAACTGGACTTGTGATTCAGCTACATGGACTTCGGGGTTGGTGTGGGGGTATTATCTACTGGAGAGTCCCTTCGGGTTCGATTTCAGGGGTGATAAAGAGAGTGTGTCCCCACCAATACGAGAAATGGTGTCCAAAGCCATGCCTAAACTAATAGAAATTTATAATAATGCGCCTAGGCTAACTCGAGCTAAGAAAAACAGGCACGAATTCATGCGTAAGTTGTGTATATGTATGGTATCTATGTTAGAGTGGTGGGAAGCCCACACGCTAAGGAATTTAGGAAAATACCCCAAGCCAAATGACCCGATTGATTTTTGTGGTGTCAAGAGGGTTGGTGCCAACGAGGGCTCCGCCCCTCTTGACCGATTGAAAAACGAAAAATTTAAAATATAAAAATTATGTAATATGTTAGAATTGAAGTTGTCCAGTGGTATGATTAAGTTGAAAGGTAAGTTATATGAGTAAGAAAAAAGAAAGTTCCGTTGGCAGCCGTAAAAGACGGGTAGACGCTGAGATTAGTGATACTGAGAACAAGGATAACGCGGTTAAAGAAGCGTCGTTAGTCACGAAGATTGTAAAGATGTCCAACGTGTTTGCTAATGATTTTAACTACAACAGGCAGTCAAATTTCATATTCGAAAAACAAAAGCTGTCAATAAAAATGTATGGATTCGTTGAACCGATTATATGCCGTAAATTTACAGGTGAAATTAATTACGAAGGTGTGTCGGGCGAGACGTGGGAAATAATCAATGGTGAACATCGGTATTTAGCACTTAAAGAGCTATTTGCGTCCAGCGAGAAGGTTCATTTAGATTTAGCCAAAAAAGTCGAGTTACCAAAAAACCATATCCCAATTATAGATTTAGGCGATGTCAGCCGTTTAGAAGCTAAACAGTTGTGTATCGTGCTGAATGAGTTAAAAGGCAAACCTGACCAAGACATGCTGGCGATGAATATCGCCGAGTTACAGCAAGAAGAAATCGACTTGTCGGCTTTTCCATACGCAGAGATAGAATTAGATGCGTTTTCAAGACTTGTGTCCAGTGGTGTAGATGAGGATGATAGCGATACTGATGGTGTCCAGATGGCTATTGATGATGATGACGATTTCGATGACGAGAACACACTTAAAAAAATGAAGCGGAACGCCAATCTGACTTTTTTCACTGATTTATTTGGTCTAGAAGCAATAACAGAAGACCAAAAAACTTACATCTACAATATTTTTCACCGGTTCTTAAAAGAAGAAGAAATTGCGTCCAGCGAGCCTCATAAGGGGTTGCTGGGCTTATTCAAGTTCTGGGACAAATCTCAAGGAGAGCCTAATGTCTAAAAAATATAGAGTTTTCAATTTAGGGTTCATGGCTATAACTGATACGCACATTGATTGTTTATCGCGAGCTGGTTTTGAAATATCGGAAAGCTATAAAAAGAACGTTTTACCGATGATAAATATGTGTGAGGATTCCATCTCAGTGAGTATCATGGTAAAGGAAACCATTAAAGCTCTGGATGTAAAGGAAACTGATATTTTTATAATTTCAGGGGTTCCTGATGTGGGGTATTATGTTGTCCAAGCATTACTAGAAAAAGCTGCTGGTGAATTTATACCTTTCGTGTTAATACCGTTAGGAAGGCACATAGCAGGTGCTTTTAGAGTTGCAGGTTTCCGACAAGTGATGGTAGAAGGTTTCGAGGGCAAGCCGTTTCATTTTATTGACAATTAGCAATATTGCTAAAAATAAAAAAAGTTCTTGACTTCAATCGAAAATCGTGTGTATTGTTTTTATTGAAATTAAAAGTTTTTTAGAAAGGTGTTATTATGTCATTAGAAATACCAGTTATTAAATTAATGGAGCATGACGACCACTTCACGTTTGCTGAGAAAATGTATGCCGTTGTCCCAAATGATGGTAGGATACCAACGGATTACGTTTTAACGGCTAAACAGACTTACGATATAGCCGGGATTAATGTTTTCTTTAAGCTACTATCCGCGCAGGATTATCGAGATTATTGTGGATTATTAGCTGAGGTTGTTAGGGTAGTGCTTGAAAAGGCGGAAAAGGTTGTGGAACTGCCAGTCGAACCTTCCATACTTTATGATGCATTAAACGCTGTTCAACAGTATGGTAGAGGCGAAATTACTGACTCTGAACTAAAAGAATTCGGAAATAAAATGATTACCGTTTTTCCAGATTATTGGTGCATTGAGGTAATGTACTTAATATCTATACTTACGTTGAGTAATTCCGGGTTAGAGTTACCTGTTGCTAAAAGGTTTTATGTAAGTGCGTGTAAAGATACGCTTGCTATTTGTGAAAAAGTATTTTCAGAAATGTTACAATAAAAAAGTTCTTGACATCCTCCAAAAATTGTGTATATTATTTTTATTGAAATTAAAAGTTTTTTAGAAAGGCTGCCCAATGGATATACTTGACCCAAACATTGATTTTACGCAATTCAAATCCGGGGTTACCGGTGAGTGTGACACTTGTAACCAGATAATATTTGAGCTTATTTATCCAGATGGTATACACAGCAGTATGGATGATAGCGGTAATATAGGGAATTCGTTGATTACGTTTGAAAATATACCAATAAAAGTGTGTGGTTCATGCTGGCAAATGCTAACTACTAAGGACGGATATAAGAACCTAAAACTAAGATTTTTTGACAGCATTGCTCCTTACATAGAGTCGAAGTTGGATATCGAAATAAAACGTGATATAGATGGTAATTTGTATGCAGATTCTGTCCAATTTGAACATGATGGTATGCTTAGTATTAGGCATAAACCCACAATAATATATTGTCATAAATGTGGGAAAGAAATGGAATTGGAATCTTCATATTTTAACATTCAACGTGATAATTGGTATGTATCGCCTAGTATTTTATTAATGAACACATGTAGTGATTGTTCTTATTAAATTAAAAAGTTCTTGACTTTGTTCAAAAATGTGTTATATTTAAAATAATAAAACAAAATTTCAAAAACATTTTAAGAGGTTAATCATGGCTAAAAAAGAATCGTTGTCCGATAAGCAAAAGTTTGTAGTTGAACATTTCACTAAGCTAATTGAAAAATACGACTCAGAGCACGCCGGTGTCGCCTTATCTGATTTAATAAGGGACGAAATCCTTAAACACACAGAAAAAGGACAGAGTATATTCAAGGAAATTGAGGAAATAAGCGATGAATATAAAGTTCAATTCGGTGAATTTGAGGACATGTTCGGGGAATATATTACAGCTAAAGGACTGCTTGACGGCGATAAAGGGCAGATTTTAACCCCGTATCAAATCGTAGATTACATGTGCAAATCAACCCTAGAGTTAACATATAA